TTGGCTTTGCCCACCTCTGTCACGACTCGGCCATGTCTGAGCAAGCTCACATGGCTCTCGCTGCTCCATCGGTTCAGGCGAGCGGAGCTCGGAGTCCGCCGCTTCCCGTTTGTCGGGAAGGTTTAGCTCGACGGCCCGCGCTCGGCATCCCGAAGGGTGACGCTTGCTACCAACGGGACGCAAGAAGGGGAAAGTCAATGCTCAAATGTTCTGTTCGTCTGTCATAATTCGTGTAATTTCGTTAAGGGAAGAGTGAAGAGGGAAGAGGGAAGAATTGGCTACCGCTCCAGACATTGACCACCGCCATAGATGATTTCCATCTTTGGCTTTCCGCGTTTCTTGTCAACGTACTTGAAGTGTACCCAGTATTCTTTGTCCTCATACCAATCGAGGTCGAGAGGCACGAGGCGGAACATTTCGCCCTCGAAGTCAACACCTATGAGCATACATTCTACGTCATGGTCTGGGTGCTTCGTGTGCCATATCATCGCCTCGGAGTGGCGATAGTGGTAGGTGGAGAATTGGTTCTGAGTCATTTTGTCGGATTCTCGAATGTGTAATTGCTGTCGATGACATCCTGCGACCATTCGCAATAACTGCCCCAGTTCAGCGCATAGATGCGATAGCCGATGGGCTTATGATGCTTGCAGATGGTCACGTTCGGATAGTGACGACGATTATCTCCGTACTTGTCCCAGAGTTCGGTCAGTTCCTCGTACTTCGGACAGGTGTAGTCATCAGCTTTCACTTTGTGCGCGGCACACTTCACGCTGATGTCCTTGCCGCCCATCATGTAGCAATAGCCGTCCTTATACTTGCGGCACTTCGAGCAATGTCCTTCAATCTGCTCACCTGGCTCGATGCTTACGATCTCGTCGAAGCGCGAATAGGTGATACCGCCAAAGAAGCACGGGCGAAGTTCACCGCCTCGCTCCTTGCTGATATACCAGCCCGTGAAGCACCCCGTCACTGTGTATTCGTGTCCGAGTTGGTTCTTCTTCATCTTGCGCCCTGCGTCCGTCAGGTTCTTGCGCGTATCTTCGGTCACTCGCAGTCGGACGTTTAGTATCTGGTAGCGATGTACCTTGAAAGGCTCATGCTCTGCGATGTATTTCAATTCGTTCTTGGTCTGCTGCCGATAGAGTTTGTCGGCCTGCTTATCCAAATCTTTGTTCATTTTCTCTAATTCTTCGTAGGTCATAGTTCCTTGCTATTATATGTTAATAATCCCCCGATTCCTTGACATATCCTTTGCGACGTGTTGAGAAATCGGGGAAATGTTGACGGGTGGTTACGCTATCAGCCCATATTCAGCGAACTTTTCAAAGCTGCCATATTGCGTGAAAACAAAAAGGCGGGCTCGCTCGATGATGTCGGCGAAGGGCAGGGTGAGGTCGGGAGCGTCGGGCTGGGTGTCGGGCTGGTGCTCGCCGTGGCAGCCGATGTGGTAGGTCACCTGCTCGTCGCCGATGGCGTAGGCGGCTCTCACCTCGGTGCCGTACTGCTGGGCGAGCATGTGCGCCACAATCTGACAGCTCACGTCCGCCTTGCTCAGGTCTTTTCCAGCCAGTCCTCCGCCTGTGACGGCATCGCCCATATCGCTTCCAAGTTTCCTGTTAGTGGCTCCGCTGTCCGCGTCGAGTCCGCCCGTCCAGGGGCCGAGGGGGTTGATGGTGATTTGTGCGGGGGTCATGCCGCCGATGATAGTCTTGCCGTAGCCGTTGTGCCGCACGAACTCCTGGATGCACTGGAACACCTCGTCGTAGCTGGCGTTGCTCTGGCAGACGATGAGACGGTCGGCGGTGAGCACGGCCTTGGCGTCGCTGTGGAAGGTCTCGTCGAGCGAGCGGATGAGTGCGGTGAGTTCGCGCTGTTCGGGGGTGACGGGCATTCCCTTGGCAATACCATTGTCGCCAACGCGGGGACTGCCCTCCTGATTGTGGGCAAGATGCGGGTCTTGGGGCACTATACGGACGGTGCAGTGACGGATGCCGCTGATGCGCCGCACGGTGTCGCTGACGTCCTGCACGCGGAGGGGTTCGGAGGTCTCGATGATGACGAGTCCCTCCGTGTGCCCGATGAGGGTTTCCACTGCCACGCGGGGGTTGCTCTTCAGCCAGCCGCCTGCGGCGTGGGTGTAACAGTGATCTACTAAACTACCTGCTATCCTATCCGCGATTTTATCGGGATGGTAGGCAGACACTTTTTCAAAAGCCATAATCTTAATGTTTTATTGGTGAATTGTTGTTTGTTAATTGATGAGTTTTATTCCGTATTTCTCCATGAACAGCTTACGCGCCCATTCGGGTGCCTTGTTCTGGAATACGGCACCGCTCTCGTTGGGGTCATTGTCGTGCTCGTCGCGGTATTGCTCCAATTCGATGACATACTGTTTGATGAGCATCACCAAATCAGCGTCGGGCGATTCGCCGCCTTCCACATGGTACATCTGTTCGATGTGGTGGATGTCCTGAAGATACTTGTCGTTATAAACAAGAGCCTCGTTGTTGCCGTGAACGTAGGTGACGGCAAGGATTCGGGCTGCTGTGTCGCGCCCGATGGCTGGTGTGCCGATGGCGGCAAAGGCTCCCAGCCAGTCGCGGTATAGTTCGTTTCCGTGGTTCTCCATCAGTGCTTTCCTTTCTTTACTTTAAGTTGTCCGTGTCGGCGATACAATCCGTTGAATTCTGCATCGCAAAGAATGGTGTCGTATATCTGCTCGTAGGTGAACTCTGTCAATTCGTCTGCTATCTGAGGAATTGTCATGTCGGCTTCAATCATCTTGCGTACCTTTTCGCGGTCGAGTTGCACAATCTTGTATGGCTCGTCCTTATATGTTGGTTTTCGCTTGATGCCTCGCGCTCTGTTCTCCTGCTTTGCCCATTCAGTTTTATACTTCCAGTTTTTACCCATGCCCCAACGCTGCACAAGTCGGTTGACAGTGTTACGGTCGCAACCGATAACAGCAGCAATCTGTCTTGGTTTCATCTGCCATTCTACCATTTGGCGCAAACGCTCTTTCCACTCTCCGTACTTCTGTGCTTCCTCGCTGTTGGTGGCTCCGATTGGTCTGCCAAGCAATACTCCGAGTTTCATTCTCAACTTCAATCCTTCACGGGTACGCTGGCGTATCATCTGCCTTTCGATTTCAGCAGCCAGTCCAAAAGCGAAAGCCAGCACCTTCGACTGGATGTTATCGTCGAGTGCAAAGTTATCTTTCACGGTGTAAATCTTGCACCCCGTCTTCATGCAGAAGTGCAGAATATCCATCACCATGTAGAGGTCACGTCCCAGTCGGCTTATCTCAGCCGCTATCACGATGTCGTCTTTCTGCAACTTCTTCAGCAGCGGGCCGAGGTTACGCTTGTCGGGGTCTTTACCTCCTGAAACGCCCTCGTCGGTGATGTACTCGTCGATATGCCATTCACGGGCTTCGGCAAACTTCACCACGCCCTGTTTCTGTGAGTTCACGTCCTGTTCGTCGGACGAAACTCGTAAATAACCGTAAATCATAGTCCTTGTTCTTTTTTGAAATATCGTTGTAAAAATTGGATGCTTCGGCTTATGCTGGCACTGACGGTTGAAAGGCTGCATCCACATTCCTTTGCAATCTCGGTGGGTGTGTTGCCCTCTGCCCACATTCGCAGATAGGTGGCTCGCTTGGTGCCAGGCTGTAGGTGGAACAAGTCGCGCTCATACGGCGCGTCACGTTTGCCCTTTATCTCCAGCAGGGTGTCGTATATCTCCATGTCGAACCGCTTGCCGTAGTGGTGGTAGAAGTCAATGGCTCTCCGTCGGCTCATCTTGTGCCACAAGCCGATGAACTCATCGGTGTTATGTATGCTGGGGTTGTTGCCTGTGGTGCATAGTTCGATGAAGGTCTGCGAAACGATGTCCTTGCTGTCCTCAATCGGTATGCCGATGTGGAAGGCTGTCGAGTAACAGATGCGGGTGTATTCCTTGTCGTATGCCCATTGCCTTTCTTCCATCGCCTCCATCCATTCGGGGTGCTCCTCTGTCTGCTTGGGTTGTAGGTTGTCGGGGCATACGTCGTAAGGGTTGCCGTTCTTAAATTCCAGTTGCACCGTCGGCTCCCACCGTTTCAGCGTGAAGGCACAATAGACGAGCACTTGCAGCGGCACCCATGCCTCGCGTCGTGGCGACTCCTGAAGCCGTGCCGAATATCCCGACTTGTACTTGACCGATTTCTTCAGCCTTGTCAGTTGCTTGCCCTGAATGTTCTGCATCCCGTAGAGGTCGCCCTTCTCGCTGATGTAATAGTCGATGTTGCCGATTGTAGGAAACGGACAATGCTCCACCCTACAATGGCTTCTCTCTTGCATTTCCTTCACGGCATCTTGTCGGGTGTCCGTGAAGAATCCGTTGCCTATTACCATAGTTCATAATTCGTTTAATTCGTGGTCGTAAAACTCTCACCTGTACCACTCCTTCGCCCGCTCGTACATCTCGCGGTCGGTCAGTATGTGCTGGCGGTGCGCGTTGAAGTCCTCGGCCTGAAGTCCGGCGGTCATGTCATACGTGATGAACGTCCGCGCCACGAACAGGTCGTGCGGCTGCTCCACCTGCCCCAGCAGCACACCCTCCGGCATACAGAGCGACAGGTGGGGCTTGCCCAGGTAGCGGACCGACCGCGCCACCGCCTTCTGGTTCGTCGAGTCGCAGCCGTGGGGGTTCTGGGTGAAGAAGCGTCGCCAGAGGTCGCAGCCCGTCAGCTCGCAGCCCGTCCGCTCGCGGTAACGCCGCAATGCGTGGGGCAGGATCACCATCGGGGCGATGAGCCGCTGGTCCGAGAGCCACGACGTATAGACCGCCGTGCCCTCATCCGTCCGACACGGCACGGCCACACCCGTCAGCAACCGCCGCATCCGCTTGTCGAAGATGCGGGTGAAGAACAGGTAGCGGATGCGACGCGGCGACGTGTAGTCGGCCCAGTGGATGACGGGCAGCCGCCTCGCCTTCAGCACCGGCCGTCGCAGCGTGTCGAGGTGATGCCGCCACCAGACCGTGGCCGTCTCACGGTCGCGCTCCAGTTCGGCATACACCTCGGCGTGGGTCATGGTTTGTGTGAGCATAGTTACTTCGGGAATCCGTTAGCGCGTTGAACGTGGAAGGAATAAGCAACCACCCACGGGTTACTGTCCCATGTGCCTTTGCCGCAGATGCGGTCGATGAGTGACTGATAGGCGAGTTGCGGATTGCGGAAGGTGATGTGGTTTGCCACGTCGCCCCAATGGTCGTAGTAGTACCTGTCCCATGTGTTCATGAACTCACCCTTCATAATGCCTTCGCACATGATGTCGGCTTCGCTGATGTCTTGCAACCGTTGAAACCATAGGTTGTCGATGACTATCTGCCACGGCATGAGGTTGGGGTTTACGAACATCTTGTTAGTCCAGCCTGCCGTCTGCTGAAACTCCATGTCACCACGCCATATTACCTTGCCGTTCTTGCGCTTCTCTTGATATTGCAAGGCGGTCGGTTGCCATCCTGCCCGCTTGTAGGTCTGGGCAATGGCTACCGTATCGCCCATCTCGTAGGGCAGCGGCATCTGTCCGAGTTCGTGACCGTCGGCATCGCACACCACGCAGTCGTAGAACACCTTCTCGCTCAGTCGGCGGTGATACTCCAGCATGAGGTCATCCTTGCCTTTGAATTTCTTCGGCGGCATCATAATGCGCCGCGTCTGTGTCTTGGTGCCAGCGAGTACGGCTTGCTCCAGCCCGTACTCCGTGGAAAACATTATTTTCTTCATAGTTCTTGCAAAATTGGTTAGTTTTTTGTCGGCTCCTCGTAGAACAGGTCGCTGAACTCCTTCGGCACGATGCAATCCACCTCGAAGGGCATAGCCTTGCGGATGGTGCGCGTCGTCTGTGGATCATCCTTCACACCGTCCTTCTCTCGCTCAGCCTTCATGATGTCAAGCAGCAGGGCAATGCGCTCTTTCGCCTGACCTACATCTTTGGCTGCGATAATGTAATGGCTGTCCGACTTCTTCAGTTTATCATCTTCCAACCACTCCGTTCGCACTTGCACCTTGAAGTAGTCCTTGCGCTCGTCGGCTGGCTTGCGGTCAACTTCGGGTATGCAAGCGTGGTCGTCGGGCACGATGTTCGCGTCAATCGTCACCACTCGCGTTGCACGAATGAAACCATTGAAGCCTCGGTACATCTGTCCGAACTCAGCGGCTATCTGAATAGCCTGCGGGATGGTCTGGGCACGCACGGCGAAATGGTTCTTGGTAATCTTGCCGAAATCAAATATGGGTATCTCCACCATGAAGTTCGACTGATAGTTTGGCGTGTAGAGTGCCATGTCTTGCACGTCGTCCTCGCTCACCTCCACGTCCTGAATGTCGCCCGCTTGTATGGCGAACTGAATCTGCTGAAGTTTCTCCTGCGAGATGTAGCCGCGCTCCACAACTACCTCGTTGCGCTCGATGCTGACCACCTCGCCCGTGTCTTCGTCGCGGAAGTCCTCAGTCCACGTCTTCAGTGCGTGTTTGGGCAGATACTTGCCCAGCATTTCCTTTGGGTCGCTTGTGCGGAAGGTCACCACGTCCTGCGGTCGCCTCCATTGTTTCTTTTCTGTCATAGTTGCTTGATAATTTGCTTTTAAAGCCCCGAAATGCAGAAAAACTACAAATCGGGGCTTTCAGATGTGACTTTTTCTCGTTTAGAACTTCAGTCCGTCGGCTGTAGGCTCTATCTTGTCGCCTGTCGATGGGTCTTTGCTCGATGGGTAGGGGTTCGTGTCGTTCAGACGCTTCAAGTCCATGCCCAGCCACATGACCGCCTCCTGTAGCTTCGTGATGGCAAGGCTGCGCTCACGGCTTGGTGGCAGGTTCTTTACTTCTTGGATTTTCTCGTCCAACTCCTTGCGGAGTCGCTTGTTCTCGGTGATTTCTTGTAATCTTTCCATTGTTGTTAATAATTTGGGTTTAATGATAATCCTTGCTAATTCTTGCCAATTTTGCAAGATTTGATTTAAAAAAAGGAAATCGGCGGCAAAAGCCGTTGCTTGCCGCCGATTCCGTTAGCGTTCACTCAGCCGTTTCGGTGTCCGGCTCCTCGATGTCGATTTTGAGGTTAGCTTCCTTCGCCTCGATGCGGAGCCGCTGCGTCAGCACGTCCAGATAGTCGTGCATCGCCTGGTGCTGACGCGAGAGCAGCGTGCGCTTGTTCTCCGGCAACTGCTTGTACGTGTCCGACACCACGAAGTCCGTCAGCCGCTCG